GGCTTTACTGTATTAGATTTGCCGCCCTTGACCTTTGCTGAAATTTTAAACCACTTAGTTCCATTGTTAAGCGATATCTCATAGTCATATAGCCCCTCATTTTGTTTAGAAGGGTATCTAATTTTAACAGAACTTATGTTAGAACTTTTACCAAAAAGTTGAAGTTTCACAAGACCTAAAGGTCCGAGAGTTTCTCCGAAATCTTTTTGTATTTTTCTCTTTGCATCAATAACCTCAGGAGACTTGAACAAATTTACAAGAAGTGCTTTGTCTTTTGGTGCTAATTTTCCGCCAGTATTCAAATAGTTAATGATAAAATTTAAATACGTCCTTACTGGACCATTAAATTTTTTAGTTCCATCAGTTAACTTTTTAAGATATTCATTGAATGACATTTCCCCGTCTGCCATTCCAAAAGCTCTTGGATCAAAAGACATTATTGCCATCTTATCACACCTTTAGATTCTTAAATTTATCGTACTTTTGTTTATCAAACGACTTACTAGACGCACTTTGGTCCTGCATGACGTTTTCCTGCGCCTTCATTTCAAGGTCAAAGAACTTCATCTTGCTGCGATCAACGCCGACGGTAAACCTCTTGTACTTATTTAGGTCGCCGTATCGGTTCTTCAACTGCTTCACCATAATCTGACCGAGCTGCTCTAGTTCTTCATTGGAGATTAGGGCAAACATGAAGTCCGCAGTGGCTGGCAAACCAAACGATTCAGAAGTGTCCTCAAGTCCTGGGTCAGAGTTACTGAAACCTGACCGAGTCGTCTGAGTGGCTGACATGATAGGAACCTTACGCTCCATTGCCAAGCCGCGCAATTCCTCAGCGATTGCTTTGATATAGGTGAACGAGTTTACATTGGCACCAGCCTTGATACGGGCAGAGGCACAGATGTTTAGGTAGTCAATCAGAATGATATCGGGCTTGAAGTTTTTCTTCATCTCGAGGTCATTCAACAGCGCACGGAAGTGGGATGCATTTGCCGAAGCCGTAGGATATTCCTTGATGATAAGTTTACCCTTGACCTTCTCCTTCAACTTACCCATACGCTTCTCGAACATATCCTTGGGCATCATCATTAGATCGTCCAGGGTTACGTTCAATAGATTGGCGTCGATACGTTCGGCAATCCTTTCTTCCGCCATTTCAAGCGTAATGTATAGGACGTTATAGTTTTGCAACAAAGCAGCTGCCGACATATGGCACATAAACATTGACTTACCGACGCCAGTACCTGCCAGAGCAATGTTCAAAGTCTTCTGAGGAAGCCCACCCTTCGTAATCTTGTTAAAATATTCAAGATCAAAAGGGATACGCTTTTCGACACGATGATAGAAATCAAAACGCTCGGCAAAATTATCAACGTAGTCATGCCCAACATTAGGGTCAAAACTAACACCAAGGGCATCAGACAAGAGACTAGGAATACTTCCTTTGCTACGATTAGTATCCTTACCGTCAAGGATCTGAATTGAATCCATGATGGCGTTGTAGACTGCTTTTTCTTGACAGAATTTTTCTGTCGCGTCGAGGAGCCATTCAATTTTTTGGTCAGTCTTGTCATTGGAGATTTCTTTAAGTAAATCCAAAGACTTACTTAGTTCTCCTTCTGTCAACTTAGAACTTTGCTTTAGTGCAATTTGCAACGCCGCGATAGGCGGCGTTGTGTTATACTCGATTACAAACTCTTTGATTTGCTCAAACAGCTTCTTTTCGTGGCTTTCGCTTAGATACTCGCTTTTTAGGAACGGGAGGGCTTTCCTCAAAAATGGTTCGTTCCGAATCAAGTTCGACAAAATCAGCGTTTCGGTTTTCATTATTCTTCCCATAATTCTCAATCGAGTTCATAATCATACTACGCATCACATTAGAAGTAAACTTCTTGAAGTGTTTAGACTCCGTGTCGTGGAGTTTAGGGTTTGCAATAACGGACATATCAAAATTCATCAGACCATCATCTCCCATCCTGATATCATTAAATTCAATAATGGTATCAGGATACTTCTTCAAAATTTTGATCGAGAAGGCTTCGGGATTTTCTAGGTTGAGGAAGAATGTATAATGTACATCATACTTAATCCACTTCCTAACATACCAAAACTCAAATTTGGCAATCCAATCTTGAATTTTATTCTTCAGCATCCTCCACCTCCGTATCTACGACATTGGAGTTGTTGCTAGTAAACTGGTACGTTTGGCGCACCCATTCCTTGAATGCTTCATCGGCGAGAATAGAATCCCAAAACTCAGGCGTATCAGTATCAGCCAAACGATACTTCTTGGCACTTACTTCGCCAGTATCAACGTTGACCTTAGAATACCAACCGTTGCTCGGCTTCACCACGTGTCCTGAATCGAGAGCAATATTCAGCAGACCAGAGTACTTGCTAATACCACCATCAAACTTCACGGTCACAGGAATCTTTGCCTTCTCGCGCACATAGCGAGACTTCTCAACATTAATGATAAAGCTGTAGCCGACTAGATCTGTGCCTTCTTTTTCTTGCTGACGACCGAGAATAAAGATATTGTCAGCCGAATAGTAACTTCCTGTGTTATGGGTGACAACACCATTTTCTAAAACATAATGTTCTGCTTCCTTTACAGAAAGATCATAAACTTTTCTTTTGCCGACCGAAGTAATACTTTTAATTTTCATAATTTCCTCTTTTTACATTTATCATTGTGCCACCGTTTTAGATTGGAGGCAGTTGTTACAATATCGCAGTGACCACATTTCATTTTATTTTCTGGTTTTAATTTTCTAGGATTAACCCAATCTGGACAATTAACTCTAGAATCAGTATACAAAACTCTTACAATTTCTAGAGTATGAATATTCTGTAGCATCACATATCCCTTTCTACCAATCTTAGTTTTGTGCTCTTTAGATTTTGGTTTCTTTGCTATACTATCTACCCAAGATTTAATTTGTTCAGGCGTTTTGTATATTTTACCCTTATGTTTGTCAGAAAGCAACTTTTTTGTATCATCGTTATGAGATTTACCATAAAAATTATTTCCTTCACCAGAATATTGTTCAGAAAGTAATCTACTTCTTTCTTTTTTGCAATATTGAAATAATTGAGAATTTACATTTCTTGATTCTTGACCAACTCCAATTCTACTCATAGAATGCCAAGCATGTACTAATTCGGTAGTCTTGTGAATTTTATATAAAAGCCAATGCGCCAAATAATGTTGCCTAGCAGTTAATTTGACCAAATTTGATTTAGTATCTAAGCCACCCATACAAAGAGGAACTATATGATGAGTTTCTTTGTATGGGTCGTGCTTTGGGTTATTTCTAGCATCAAATATTAAAGATTCGTAGAGTTTAGAATAGTTCATAATTTTCTCCTATTATGAACTATTTATATTATTCTGAATCTTAGTATTCTACTGACAATACCTCCATATCAACTGTCATATTTTTAGCCTCAATCCAATCAGCTCCGCTGCCACTATCCCTTACATATGAAATAAGGAATTTATGTTTATCTGAGCATATAACTTTATGCCCATCATCAAACTCAATTTCATAACATTCAGGTTCACCATCATCTAGAGTTTCTGGATTCCAGATAGCAGTAACTTCCTGCGGACCATTTAGTGTTTTAACTAAATCGCCAACAACGAAATCTTCAACACTCTTACAAGTTCCATCAGCAAGTTGAATCTTTGTTCCAGCAATTACACAACCACCGCCAACGATTGCCTTCGGGAACATACCAATTTCCATATAGGTGTGGTTCACTACAACCATTGGAATATCCTTGAGCGTCAGGTGAGGTGTGACCATACGGAACAAAGACTTAATTTGTTTGGCGCGAGTCATGTCACCGACAGACTTCTGATCTAGTGCGTCTTCAACTTCTTTCTTAGAAGCAAGATTGCCAATCGAGTCTATAAGAATCATCACGTGTTCGCCGCGAGTAATTTCTTTCAACTGATTCATGATGTCAAACTTCAATTGTTCAACGTCCGTAATTGGTGTATGGATTACTCGATCTCGATCAATACCAAACGAATCGAAGTACGACTGCGGAGTACCAAACTCAGAGTCATAGAACAGAACAACGGCATCCTTATACTTGTCTTGGTATGCTTTTGCCATCAGCAAACTGAATGCAGTTTTGAAGTGCTTGGATGGACCAGCCCACATCGTCAGACCAGGAGTAAAGCCGCCATCAAGGTCTCCCGAGAGAGCAACATTCACAGCAGGGATAGATGTTTGAATCATATCCTTGGCTTCAAAAAACTTGGACTTTGACAACATTGCCGAGTCCTTAATAGTACTATTCTTCTTCAACTTTTCAAGCAAACTCATAATTTATCTCCTAAAATGCGCCGCCACTAAACTGGACTGGTTGTTCAGCAGGTTTTTCTGCCGCCTCAATACCAAAATCTTCTTTATCTTTTATCTCATAAATGTTATCCGTTCCACTATTATACGCTAATTCGCGCTCTTTGTCAACCTTTTTCTTACGACCCCTTTTCTTTGGAGGTGGCTTGTTTGGATCAAATACAGGAAGTTTAGGTTTAACTTCAGGAATAGGTTCAGATGGATTGCTTTGCAAGAAACTCATATTGGCTGCAATAAGAAGTAGAACTGCAAGAGGGTCAAACACTGCGACGATAAGAATGATGACTGCGCGAACGGCAGAGTCAAAATGGTCCTTAGCCTTATCGCCATAAATCATCTCAGCAATATATTTGAGTGGACCAACTTCTACTTCTCGTTTTGCATTTGCAGTTTTTAATACGTTGAGATTAATATTGAGTTCAATCAGTTCCGCTTCCGCTTCCTGGCGTTGCTTTTCTAGAGCAGCTCTATCCGCTTTTAATCTGTTGCGCTGCTGTAGTCCAGTGGTAATTTTACCTTGCTCAATGTAACTAGCCATTGAGTTGTCAATACCATCAATCTGACGTTCCAAGAGTTTAACGGTCTTTTCTTTAGAAGCAACCTTTTGCTCAGCAGAAACTAGTTGATATGTTGTGTCTGCCCCCATACTCGCCGTATGTTCAAGGTGAGACTTCGACAGGAATCCAAAGATGCCCATCGAAGTGAAGAACATCAATATGAGTACGCCAGCCGAAAAAACGCCTTTGAGGAAAGTAGGGGCAATCTTCCAGTTTTGATACAACCATGATGCAACAACAAGTTTAGCAAACTCTAGACTTGCCCCCATTGCAACAATAGCCATAGTGGAACCTGGGAAGATTGCCATTAAGCCAACAATAGAATAGTAGGCTGCTGTTCCAGAGAGCAGCAGCCCAGCGATAAGTGCTAGTATACCCATGTGTCACCCAAAAAATGAATCGATTGACTCTACCTTTTCTGTATGCCATTCGATAGAGGAGAGAATGATGTCAAGCGGATCCAAAAATGATTTTTGGAACTGCAAGTCATAGTCTATATATTGCTCCGCATCTAACTGCTTTGGCAATCCAGACAAGAAAGCAAGGGTGTTATTATTGAAGATGTTTGGTTGCTTCAAGTAAAAAAACTTAATTTTTTCACCTTCCTGAATCAACTGATACTTCTTGGTAAGTTTCAAATTCCTCAAGAAATGATTATAGACCAACGCTCCCTTGACATGGATAGGCGCACCTTTTTTATAGATTTGGGCAGCATCACCATATTCAGCCAAACCATTAACACTTCTCGGAAAGGAAATATCCTCAATAGGCATAGCCTTAAATTCCTTACGGAATGTTTGGATAAACTTATGGAGATCTTCTTCACTCTTCGTCATAATGATATTAATGGCTTCCTTAATCTTCGTGCGACATGCACTTGGAGTTGAAGACTTAACAGCCTCGAGACCCATAATCTTTAACTTGGGCTTGGCATACTGCACACCTTCGTTGTTATACACATTGATGATGTATCGCTTCTTTGCCGTCCAGATCGCCTTGTTAGCCAAAGACTCTCGCTTCATTTCCATTCGCTGCTGATATGCGTTTACATAGGTGGCCAGTTTCTGATAAGTCTCGTCAATGAATGGCTGTAACTTTTGTTCACAAACTTTATCCATAAACTGAATGACCTTATTGGGGTCGTTAATGTTTGCATATAGTTTGTCGACCAGCGGACCCATGTTAAGATAGATTGAGTCAGTGTCTGATGCAATAATGTAATCCTCGCCTTTAGTTTTGAGCAAGTTGTTCATGTAAGCGTTCATCTTGTTCTCAATCCAACGGATCGATAGCTGCCCTGAAGTGGTAATCGCTTCAGCAATACGGACATCAAAAAAACGGAAGTATTGATTACCCATCGCACCATAAGCGGAGTTTAGAGTAACCTTTTTCGCCAGCTGCAAATTATTGTACCGAGAAATTTGTTTCTCAAGATAGTTGACTTGATTCTTGTCGTCAAGAACAGTTTCTATCTTCTTCTTCGCTTCAATCGCCAATTTCTTATAGCGAGTACGATCCTTATACATAGAGTCCATAATTTCAGGCAGTACGCCCTGTTCCGTCGTGCTGAAGAACTGACCATTTGGAGTTACTGTTAGGTTTCTCTCTTTCAAAAACTCTAGGTCATGAGTTTCCTTGAGCAAGGTTTCAACAGATACTTGTTTTGAAGTGGCGTCGAGAACCATGTCAAACTTACTGGAGTTGAGAATAGTTTCCATCGAGATATTGTATTGCATGATAAGATGCGGATACAAACTATTCAAGTCAAACGAAGCAACCCAATTGTATAAGCCTGGTTTTGGTTCCTTGACGTATGCACCTTCGTATTGCGAATTTTTCTCACCTTTCTTTATAGGAGGAATAACAATATTCTTTCGCTTCAGATAGTTGTATATAATCGTGTCCCACATACGCACCTGAGTGAACACGTCATCGTAATTTACTTTGTTATCATATGCAAGAGTTAGCGCCAGCTCGAGCAACTTCATCTTGTCTTCGAGTTTTTCTACAAGTTCAACGTCCTTGATGTTATACTCGATAAACTTTTGAAAGTCTTGCTTATACAACTGGTGCAAATTTTCAAACTCAGAATAA